GGTCATGGTCATGTGGAGTGGGGTCAGCAGACTTGATTATTTGACCAGCTTAGAAGACCCTGCCTGGGATAATCTATTCGACAGTTATGGTTTTTACCGCCGACTTGCTGGCAACAAATTGGGTTGGATTTTTAGTGGTGGCCAAATGGGTACCAGGTTCAAACATCCGGTGGCACATAAAATCTTTTATGAAATGTACAAGGTATCAAGCAACCTCAGCTTGGCGCACATCAACTTGACAGAAATCGTAAAACTACAAAATTTTTTACAAGCCAAAGCGGTTCCTTATCGTTTCATGAGTTATGTAAACTACTGGGGCACTGGCAACAATATCAGCCCCAACGGAGACTTTGGTGTTGTACAGTTTCCAGAGTTAAGATATCTTCTGGACGAAATCGATTTTGCACAATGGATATTCACCAACGACAATAAGAATGGCATTTACGAAATGGCAAAGGAATCAAACGATTTCATGCAAGATGGGTTCCATCCTGGTACAGCAACGCATCAACGCTGGGCTGAATTAATTATGTCTTGTATCTGATTTGCGGCGTATTGAGTCCAATCAGTTGTCATTATAAGTGTGTGATTGTGTTCTAGCACAGGTCGTATCTTTTCAACAACAGTAGCAGGATCTGCGGCACACAAATACTGTACTTGTTCAAATGCCCGAGCATATCGTTTTTCATCATCAATTTCCAAGTCATAACTTTCATCAATCACTGAACCAAAAGTTTCAAATCCCAACTGTCTAAGATTGTGTAGAAACTTGTACCCGGTAAATGCCACAAACAGTCTTCGTGCTATCAATGGCTTGGCTGTTTTCTCACTAAAAAAACTCAGTGTATTGTCGTGATCAGTTTCAGCAACTATACTGTAGTAAGTATCGTTGAACACCTGTATGGGAATAACACGACTTAGGCCGGTGCGTACTCCGCAGTAGTCAACCCAGTCAGCGGTACCAATGATCTTGCCCACTGGCACACAGTCAGGTTCCCAAGCAAAGTACTGGTCTGCATAAAAGGCGTTGTCATCCCAAGCGCCGCCATAAGTCATTATGAACTGATCGTTTAACGCATGATCATTGACTGCTTGGTGTACAAAGTCCCTATGTGGTTTTAACACACCCAACAAGGCATCAAACCTGCGCGGTTTGGTTCGATAAGGATCAATTTCAGCTAGTTTTTGCGGTAAAGTCTTATATACATGACTAGTAGTTTTGAACCAATCACCCCAATAAACAATGTGACTATTGATATCTTCTCTATCATTTACTGCTCCAGGTACAACCCAGTACACATTGAGTCTGTGACACAGTTCCCATATATGCCAATGGAAGTTGTGTAGTTCACTTTCAAAAGTAAATACCAATTGGCTGTGGCTACTCAATTGGCGTATTTTATCTTCAAAGCCTTGATAGGCTGTACAGTTGCCGTCGTAGTCACAATGCAGGCGATGTGTGGTAAAAGCAATCTTTACAGGATCTGTGCTGGTCACATAGTTGTCAAAACTGTGACAAACTGTGTATGCTTGGTCAAACTTGATTTTAGGTAACCACTCTAGGTCAATGATGTCGCTGTCGCTGTAAACTATCACACTCGAAAACTTTCACCGCAACCACAGCGATCGCGTTCATTGGGGTTACGGAATTCAAAACCTTCGTTAAGGCCTTGCCGCACATAGTCCACGGTCATGTTTTGTAGGTAAACATTATCCTTGGCATTTACCAACACCACAAATTCAGGCTGTGCATAGTTGATCACATACTGTTCTGGCGTGTACTCTTTTACATATTCTAGCACATACGCAAGTCCGCTACAACCAGTGGTTTTTACGCCCAGTCGAATACCGGCATAACCTTTAGCTGTGACTAGTTTTTGTATTTTATTACGAGCTGTATCACTGAACGATATCATGCTTTTTGCGATAGTCTGCTACTGCGGCCTTGATGGCGTCTTCGGCCAGGATGGAGCAGTGGATCTTGACAGGTGGGAGAGCCAACTCCTCGGCAATGTCGCTGTTTTTGATGCTGGATGCCTGATCAAGTGTCATGCCTTTGACCAGCTCTGTGATAAGACTACTTGATGCAATGGCCGACCCGCATCCATATGTTTTAAACCGAGCATCGCTGATAATGCCATTGGCATCAACTTTGATTTGTAGTTTCATCACATCACCACAGGCCGGAGCTCCTACCATACCTGTGCCAACATCGGCATCGCCGGCGTCAAACTTGCCAACATTGCGTGGATTTTCGTAGTGGTCGATCACTTTGTCTGAATATGCCATTATTGTACATCTTCCGTGTGTTTATGTTTGTGAGACTTTTTAAGAATCTTGAGCCATGCCTTTTTCTCTTTGACTGTATCGTGTGCAAAGATGGCGGTGTACATCTTTTTTCTTAGTTTGCGTAGTTTCATTGTGAGCAGGTCCTTGTTCTAGTAATGGTTCCATCAAAGTTTTGTACTTCGGTCCACACAGTACATTGTTGACTTTGTCCATAATAAACTGTAGCAGGTGGCACGGGATACTGTTGTACTACAACAGGCTGTTGCACAATCACCGGAGGTTGATTACGTGCAATTTCATAACCAATCACACCACCGATGATAGTGGGAGCGACCCAACCGTAGTTGTATCCTGGATAGTACCCGTGGTGCCCATGATGTCTAAAACCAGGTTGTGCTATTGCTGATATACTAGACAATATCAAAACTAACGCTAGGATTCTTTTCATAACTATCTCCTTTAAGACTGTACATATACAACGCCACAGAGGGCAGATATGTTGACTATCTTTATAGTTATTTACATTATACAGGAATTAACTACGATTTGCAATGGCTTTGTTAGCCATACTAGACACAACCTTTTCTGGTTCGGTTTTAACCGCATTGGCACCATCAGATGATCCATCCATTTGATCTGGATCATCCGAATCTGTGGGTTGTAGGTATACATATTTGATACCTGTGTTTTCATCATCTTTGATATCTGCAATCAAATTCTTAACCACTTCGTTGGTCTTGAATGCATTCATTAAGCCGGAGTTACTGAAAGTTTCACTGTCACTGTGCATGTTGATCATGTTGATCAAACTGTCCACACGCACACGAGGTACTAAGTGTTTACCTGCACTTTGATTTCTTAGGAATTCCAAAGTGGTAATGAGATCCATATCTCCGCGGGCATCTGCCTCGTCTTCGATGATGTCCTCATCATAAACAAATTCATTTAAACGCATTATCTGCGCTCTCTGCCCAATTCTGCTTCGCCGCCTGCGGCCGCATCAGTGGCTGCGAATGCATCACCTTCTGGAGCTGATCCGCCGGGAACTTCACCAGCAGCCATACCAGCCAATTCGTCGTTACCTAGACCGCCTGCGCCGGGCATACCACCCATGCCCATGTCCATACCAGACTCTTGTTCACCGGCCAACACGCGAGCGGCTGAATCAGCTGATTCACGGCCTTGTTGTAGTGTCTGTGCTAGATCTTGTAGGATTGGGCTAACTGCGTTCTTGAAGCCATCGGCCTTCTCTGAACTGATTTGGTCACGGATTGTGTCTAATAGGGCAGGCATCTGTTCGTTTTGCATCTTGCTGATTTTTTCCAACATGTCTTGGATTTCATCAACCATGCTCTTGGCCGCTAGGATTGCTTCTGACTTGGCCATTTCACTTTCAACAATGAAGTGGCGCTTGTTTTCAGCCATCCAGCTGTGAATGCCTTCACGCACCATCAACAATTCCATATACTTGGGATTCTTCTCAGCTACATGGATACCATGTGTACGCTTGATTGTGTTTAGGCCTTCGGTAATGCCTGTGGCTAGATTATAGGCCTTTTTAAAGGTCATGTTATCAAAGTCAATCTTGAAGCCAAAGCGGCTTTCTGTAACTTTGTTTATTTTCCGTGGTGTTGGCTTGTAGCCCAAATCATTTAGTTTCATAGTTGTTTCCAGTTTCCCAAACTTTTAAGTATTTATTCATTCTTAAAGTTTTTTCTAATTCATTTCTAGCTTCGTTTAGCAGAAGTTGTGTATCATAGTATCTAGCGGCCAAAATATCAATTGCTTCATAGTTTTTACGCTGTATTGCTTGGTGCATGTTGTGCGAATAATGATAAAAATCTGCTTCTAACTTACTTAGCATTTGATCTGTACGCAGTACAGTATCTGCAGACGAGTACTTGGCCTGTTGGTACAAAATGCTGTAAAGCACAGCACTTTTCTTATGGGAAAATTCTGCTATCTGCTCGTTGTACCGATTGAGCAATTGCCAACACATGTTGTTGCGTTTTATTACTTTGTGTAGATTAACTTGTAACCCATTTTTAATTGGCACAATTACTGGGTTGGTGCTATCAAGTATCAGTTTGTTGACTTCGGTCTTGGCCCAACTTTTTACATATGAACTGGCCAAATCCGCGGCAGTTTTAACCATTTCGATTTTGACTTGGCGGACTGCTTGGCGTTTGATTTTAGATTTTTTTGCTGTAGGTGATTTTGCCATCTGTATTTTTTCGAATTAGCACATCTTTGTTGACTAGTTGATTGGCTATGTATATTTCGCGCTCGGTCAGCTCACTGCGTGAAATCCGAGTATCTGTGAATTTTTCCAGTATTTCTGCTTCTTCATTGGTGATAGGAAGCTGTAGTTTGCCGCCGGCAATTTCTACTATTTTCATTTTTGTGCTAGATGAATAACTAGAGCGACTATGGCTGTGATCAGTACACCAATTATGGTTGTGCCAATGGCAATCAGTTGTTTGCTTTGGCCGTTGCTGGACTGTTCAATTGCTTCCTTGATGTCCACAATGTGTCCCTCGATTTTTTCCATTCGGGTTTCAACCCCTATTAATCTCTTGTCCAATTGGTCATACCTTTCAGCGCAAAGTTCCACGTGCGCCTCAAGACTTTTCTTTTCAATTTCCACAGCCATACCCTAAACTCGCTTTCAACATGAGCGATGCGTTTTCTTTGTGCCTAAAGTAAGCCGTAATTGTGAGCCTTGATGGTGCCGTAGCATCAGTTTAGTATTTAGTGTTTGTACTAAAATTATACAAGTAATGTTTATCTCAATGAGCCGGACTTGAATGCAATGTTCTTGATGGCACCGTGACTGTAAAAAATGGGCAGTATGAATCGGGCTGTTTCATCCATGCCTGTTATCACCGGAACTTGATTGAAGTCTTCTTCTAGCAGTGCCAATTGGTTGTCATCTTTTTTATAAACACCTCGGTGTTCAATGCTGAACCCCACAGCCCATATACGCTGTTCTCCTGAATACATGTCGCCAAACAAATTTTTAACAACAAACTCTTCGACTGTGTCTGTTATAGGACCATCAACCACAGTGGGTTGAGCTCTTATGCCCAGCACCTGTAATACTGTTTCCCAGTTGCGTTGTTGATCGCGAAGATGTTCTTCGCCTGCATAGTTTCGAGTTATACCAGTGCGAGTAATATCCACCAGTGTAATCAATGTAAAGTATTCTAAGTTGCTCATGCTAATACTTATGGCCATAAAAAAAGCACAGTCGAAACTGTGCTCTTTTCTTCAACTTAATTAAGAATTAAGCGAATGTGTTGCCACTTAGACCACTGTACACAGTGAAACGTACGGCGGCGGAACCCAACGATACGTTTGCATCTGCATTCAATTGGTTAACAATAGCTGTACCACCGCTTTGGTCTGCTGAGTTGTCACCAACTGTAGTTGGAAGACCTTCAACAACGAACATGGCGTTGCTAGAAGCTGGAGTACCAACGATTGTAACTGTGCTGTATTTTTGCAAAATACGAACTACTTTTTCAAAGTCGCTGTCTGCGGCACCAGGGCTTGTTTCAATGCTGGTTGATGTGCATTTTACCCACTTAAGGTCGCGTCCTACGAATTCACCGGCTAATGCGCCGCCGTTTGCTCTTGTAAATGTTGCCATTTTATTTTTCCTTTAAATTATATGGGCTTACGCCTCATGCAAATATTTATCATCTAGATAAAAAAACTGTCAGTTACTTGTTGAAGTGAGCCGCACCAAAGCCGGCACGATTTACCAGCTTGATTAGCCCTTGGCTGGTGGGAAATACAAAACCCTCACCGGCTTGTTGCCCGCCAGTCCACTGTTCAAAGCCTTTGACCTGTGGCTCTAACTGCTGAGCTAGATTGTCCTTGAGACGATAAATTGCGTTCCAGATAGCAAAAACAGCATGGAGTCCTGCTTCGTTTTGCATCAAGTAACCACTGTTGGTGTCACCCACCAGCAATTGATACTGTTTGTTGCTGACATTGCTTTGTAACCAGGCGGCCAATTCATCATTGGTCTGCTTGGTGATTTTCTTGTTCATATAGGTCTGCATTGCACTCTTTACTGTGCCAGCAAGCCCGGCTAAGAAATCATCTGCTAGTTTACCCTGTGTGGCCACTGCTTTTTCTGCATCCGACAACAACTTAACAGGGTTTTTTAGCGTGAATGTAATGCCTGCTGTAGGCGTTAGTATAGCAACATTGCCAGCATTAGTTAGTCCTGTTTTGCCATCCCACGGAGCATCATTGAATTGATGCACAACTATGCCGCCAACTTTACCTGCAATCAATTTGCCCAGGGCACTGGCCACAGGAATCCGATACTCCACTGTGGTAGGCTTAAAAATGTACTTGCCTTCGATGGGTTCTAGTACACCGGTCCACATCAAGTCGCCTTTAAACAGACCCTGTGTTGATCCCACCGCGGCTTCTAGTCCTGCCCAAATTAGTTCAATCTTGGCATACAGGTCACTACGGTCCGCGCCACGTTGACGATCGTACTCTACCCAGGCTTTGGGACTAGTGGGATACACCCCTTTGGCCGGCATGTACTTGTCGGCACATACAAACTGGCCTGCCGCATTGCGACCAAAGAATAATGCAATTCCGCCATCCCATTTGATGCTACCTGCACCAGGATTAGCAATGATTTCTTTCAATGCGCCAATGGATTTGGTGGCGGCCGCACTACCTGCAAAGATACTGTCCTCGGGGTGCGGAATACGCGGCCCTTCGCCGGCCTCAAATATATAATCTAAAAAATCTAATTTCATATGCGATCAGCCATCACTCGGAACCAATTGGCCGATCCAGCTGTGGGTGCTGATTCCGGAAGTTGTATACCACTCTTGCCCAAGGTTTCACGTGCCGCCGCAATGATTGTTTGGTAGTCAGGTCGCCGTTGTATGGCCGCAATGATCTTGTCTGCTGACATCAAGCTGGCCAGGGGAATACCTGTTACCTGGCTCAACATCTGCGGATCCTTGCCACCTTCAATGGTTTGATTTGTGGCACGATCAACCAGCCCGTGTTTGTAACTCCACTTGAGTTCAGGAGCAACAGCATTAACTATGCTGGACAACATGACTTGTTTGCTCATACCAGTATACTGATCGCCTTGTCGGGCACCTTTCATAGCAAATGCTTGCCATTTGGGGTCACCAAACATGAAGTCTGTTTGTGCAAATCCATTTTTAGGGTTGCCGTTGATGGGTGTTTTAAAGTGTACGCTGTCACCAGTTAACTCTATCCAACCTTCTTTGAACGCCGGGGACGCTTTTGTTTTGGCGCGATTGCGTATTTGGTCTGGGGGAATACCTTGTTGCTGACACCAACGGC